GTGGAATAGTCGGATTCTTGTTAGGTCTTGAATAAATATGGCATGGAACACAGGCTCAAATAAAGCCCTCAATAATATCAACTCCAAGGGGATTGGACCCGGCGCGCCCATAGCCAATGACTCATCTTTCGTTGGTAAGCCATACAAGGATTCTTGGGACATTGAGCGAGCCTACAGAGAAGGAATGCAGCGAGTCACATGGGTGGCTAGGTGTATTGACGTAATCGCTGGGAACCAAGCAAGACTCCCAATTATTCTCCGTAAAGACAATTCACCGGACGGTGAAGTCATTGTTGGTAGAAAAGCAGAAGACTCAACACTTCTTCAAGTATTAAACACTAAATCCAACATCGGTGAAAACTCGTTTATCTTTCGCTACAGGCTTTCATCACAGTTACTTCTTGGAACCCGTGGAGCATTCATTGAAAAGGTGAGAGGCAGGAACGGCGACATTATTGGTCTAAACCTTCTCCCGCCTCAAGCAACTTCTCCAATCCCAGACCCAAAGAAATTTGTTTCTGGGTACGAGGTGATGATGCCAAACGGTGAGCCAGTAATCCTCAAACCAGAGGATGTTGTCTGGGTTAGAAGACCACACCCACTTGACCCTTACCTGTCATTAACGCCAATGGAATCAGCCGGTATTGCAATTGAAATTGAAAACTTTGCAAAACTATATAACAGAAACTTTTTGATGAATGATGGTCGACCAGGAAGCCTTCTTGTAGTTAAGGGCGAAATTGATGATGACGACAAGGAAGAACTAAAGAACAGGTTTAGAGGCAATCTCGCTACCACCGGAAGAACTACGGTCCTGTCTGCCGACGATGGCGTTGACTTTGTTGATGTTTCCGCAAGCCCACGTGATGCCGCCTATATTCAAATGCGACAAATTACGAAAGAAGAAATTCTTGCAGCATTCGGCGTCCCAGAGACGGTAATCGGCAATGCGGCTGGAAGAACCTTCAGTAATGCAAGCGAAGAAATTCGTGTGTTCTGGACCGAGACAATGCTTCCCCACCTAGAACCGATTGCTCGTGCCCTTGACGAACTTGATGATGTTCATTACATTGACTTTGACACAAGCCTTGTTCCAGTTCTTATGCTCTACAAGCAAGAGCGCGAAAGATATTTGAAAGACGAACTCTCGCAGGGTCTCATCAGCGTTAACGAATACCGAATGATGAGCGGTCGCAAAGAGGTTGATGCAGACTTGGCTGACTCATTGTTGATGAATCCAAACCTCACACCAATCGCCAACACAAAGAAGAAGATGGAAGAGCCACCAATGATGGCTGGTGCCGCACCTGGTGCTCCAGGAATGCCACCAGGGCCAGAGGGTGCAATGCCTCCAGGTATGCCACCGGTTGAGGGCGCTCCACCATCAGGTCTTGACCCGAACACTATGGCTGGTGCTTTGGCTGCTGCAACTAGTGGCGCTGGTGCACCCCCAGGGGAAATGTCCCCACCACTTGGCGCTCCCGAGACAGCAACTGCCCCACTCCCAGAGGGAATGGCTTCTGCTAGTTCGGTGATGAGTTACAAATCAGAAGAGCCTGCAAGGACGATGGATAGATGGGTTGAAATCCTAGACCGCTCACTTGAGCGTGTTCTGGAAAGACAGCAACGAGTCGTGATGGAAAAGGCAAATGGAGTCAAATCACGCAAGGCACTATTTGCTGGAACTCTTGAAGCCGAATCAATCCTCAGTCCAGATGTATGGAACAGACAACTAGAGGAAGACATCAAGCCAGTGCTATCAGCAATCGTTAAAGATGCCATTGAAGTAAAGCAACCTAATGCAACATGGAACGAACTTGAAATCAATGTCAAGGTCTACCGACATATTGAAAACATCAAGCAACTTAACTCCGACATGTTTGGTCAAGTAAAGAATGCAATCATCAATGCAGTCAACACTCCAGGCGAAGAAGCCCGACATGAGTCGCTGAAGAGGGACATTATTGAGATGTACGCCAACCTTCATGGAAAAGTTCGTCATGAAGTTGCTTTTGAAGAGACGAACGATGCTTGGAATTCAATTTACTAGTTTCACTATATATAAATAGTGAAACATAAACTTTTTGGCGATTAGTTGCAGTCCCCAATCAAATAAGTGTCTTATGATTTAAACACTCTATTTGATTGGTGGAAAATGAACGAACAATTTGAATTCAAATCAGCAGCTAGCGGAGCAATCGCTCTTGACGAACTGCAAGGAATTGTCGAATGTTTCGTTGCAGGAATTGGCAACAAGGACTCAGTTGGTGACATCGTTGTAACTGGTGCGTTTGCCAAGAGCCTCACCCGTCGTAAGCCAAGAGTTGTATGGGCTCACAGTTGGAATGACCCAATTGGAAAAGTCCTTGAGATGTACGAAGTTCCACCAGGCGACCCACGTCTCCCAGCAAAAATGAAAAATGCTGGAATTGGCGGTTTGTATGCAAAGGTTCAATTTAACCTTCAGTCAGAAAAAGGCAAAGAAGCATTTGCGAGCGTTGCATTCTTTGGAGAAGAGCAGGAATGGTCTATTGGTTACAAAACAATCAATGGTGCATTTGATACAGCACAACAAGCAAATGTTCTCAGAGAAGTAGAGCTCTACGAAGTGTCACCAGTGCTTCATGGTGCTAATCAATTGACTGGAACAATCTCCGTTAAGAGCGATTCAAAGAATCACATGATGCCAATTATCCCAGGCATGTCAATGATGGGTGAACAACTACAACAGCCAAGAATGATTGTCATTGCAGCACCACAGGAGCAGGAACAAGAACAAGACGAGCCTTTTGATATTTTTGCAGAAGGTCTTGCACAACCATTAGATGCTGAGAAGACACAGAAAATCCAATCAGAGCTCAGTGAAAGAACTGGCTCAAAGGTTGACATTGTTGAAGCAACAGATAGTTTCATTGTTTTCCGCAGAACAACAACTGACGGAAAAGTTTCTATGTACAGAGTTGGTTACCACACCCCAGACGCTTACAACACATTCATGTTTGGCAAGCCAGAAGCTTATTCTGGAAATCAAAACAAGCCACCAGTTCAACAACAGATTGAAGTTAAGCCAGCAGATGAATCAATGGTTCCAATGCAACCACAACAGATTCCGTACCGAGATGACGACCAAGACGAAATGAACACAATGCTTGGTGGTCAAGTGGGTATTGGTAAGTCTGCATATGCACACCTTATTGAAATCCCTCAGGGTCACATTGTGCAAGCCAAGAGCATGCTTCAGCCGGTATTCAAGTATCACAATCTTTCAACAACTGATTCAGACAATGGAATTATTGTAAACGGAAGCATCTCTGCACAAGCAATTGATGCGCTCCAGACCGCAGTTAAGGCGATTGGTCAAACAATCGGTCAGTCGGTTGGGAACCTAAGAACCCTCTCACAGTCGTTCAACCCATTTGCAATTGACGGCGACAACGACGGATTTGCGCAAGACGGTACTGCATTCCAGAGACCGTACATTCCTATTAAGAAGCCAGACATGAATCTTCCAGATATTGGTGGAAAGAATCGTGACTCAAATGAGCTACTTGACAAGCCGACAATCAGAACCGGCAAGAAGCCGACGAAGGACCCGAGTCTTCTCTCTGGTACGGAGCGTCAAGAAGCATTGGCTGCAGGAGAACTGCAACCACGCACGATGGACGACATTTCGTTCCTTGCTAATCGTCGACCAGAAAACGAAGGACTCGCAAAGTACTGGGACATGTCAGAAGATGGTCTCCGTGCAGAAGGTCAGAAACTTGTTGCTGCTCGTCGTGGACAAACCGGTTCAGACAGAGAAAAGACAGATGCAGAACTCTTCAAACTTTCGCATGAGTTCTCACGTCGTGATGCCTACAAGCAACAGTTCGGAAAAGATTTCGTTCCACCAAAGAGAACAGAATCAACCGGCAAAGAAACATTTGATGTCAGTGGAGTTCGTGACATCTTGCCAGAAGGAACTGCTGCAGAAGACACTCGTCTCGGATATGGTTTCAGTGGTCGCAATAATCCACGCTACGAGAAACCCAAATATGGAGAATTCCTTGACGAATATCAAAAAAATCGTTCAAAGCGTGGATTCGGTAGTCGTGGTGATGTAACGCCAGAACAACAGGACAGAATTGATACTTCACGTCGTCGTGGTTCAGACATTGCATCTGGAAGGGCTCAGATTCTTGCAGACAACATGAAGAATCTAAGTGATGAAGATAAAGACTTCATTCGTGAAAATGGAATTGTTTCATTTTTGCTTCAGGACGGAAATGGTCCACTAACCAGTGAGTGGGGCGGGGAAAATCTTTGGAGCGACAGAATTGGTGACCTTCTTCCTGAGGGCGACTGGTCAACTGATTCAAAACTTCAAGCAGATGCTGAAGATATTTTTGCATCATACGAAGAAGGCTTCTACGGTCAACTTGATAAAGAGTTTGCTGACCTAGTAAATCCAGCAGACCTTGACACTCCAAAGGCAAAGCGTGACCGTCAGCGAGCTGCTGGTCAAGGCGAAATGTTCGCAGAAGATGACTTTGACAAGCTCTCAGCAGATGAGCAAGACCTAGTCCTTGAACAAGGTCGTGATAGTGCTCGTGGTCTTGCATCGCGTGGTGAGGGTAATGGACCTTGGGGTTCAAATATGGGCATTGACCCAGATGACGACGAACTTGATGACTCGTTTATTGAAGAATACATAATTGACCATGTCGGTGATGGTGAAGTTGAATTTGACAAGTTGGAAAGTTTTAATAATCGAAGCAAAGAACCACTGAGTGATTCTGAACTCAAAGATTTATTTGACAGATACCAGTCTGATGACGATGCCATTAGGGCAATAGCAAGTGATGAAATAGCTTCACGTTTCTTCAGTGACCTCGTAGACGACCAATACGACTACATGGTTGATGCTCAAAATTCCAAGTACGAACCCGACTACGAAGACTACGAAAGAAGCCGTGGCGGATTTGACTCACGCGGGGCCTCACTAACCGACAAGCCAACACCGAAGGAAGAATTACGTTCTTTTGAAAACTACCTTGACTCTGAGTATGGCGTTGACTACATGGATTACACGCAAATGTCTGACGAAGAAGTCAAGCAAGAGGTGATGAGAAATTACCGAATGAGTCGCAGTGAAGCAAATGCATTTGTCAAACGGTTGCGCAAAGACGAGAATACATACGACGAATTGTACATGGCAGCAGATGATGCAGGAGATGACGAAGTAGATGGCTTTGCCTCTTTGAGTAGAATCAAGCCAGGTAGAGTCAGAGGCGTCGTAGATGATGGAGCCATCGAAGAAATTAATTTAAGCGATGAAATTGTTAATGACCTTATTTACGACGATAAAAGCAAAGAGTTATTTGTTTCCACCGGTGGAGGATGGAAGGCGGGGGAGCCAGATGCAAGTGGGGCAATTCAATACACACGCACAGAAATTCGGACTTACGTTCTCCAAGATGTCAGCAAGGAAGAACTCAATGAACTGGGTGCCTCTAGGAATCTAAGTGAGTCCGTCAATGCCCTCGAAAAAATCAAGACCAGCAGAGGTTTTACGAATGATGACAAGTTTAACTTCTTTGGACGCGAAGATAAATTTGAGGGTGTTGAAACACGGCTTCAACTTGAGAAACTGCTTCTTAACGAACAAAGAAAAGCAAAGCAAGCAGAGAAGGTCAAAAAACAGGCAAGATTAGACCTGTCTGATGAAGAATTTATTGCCGACCTATTACCCGCAAAGAGGACGAGTGTCCTTGACCCTAGACTCAACGAAGAGGACTCTAGACGCAACGAAAAGATGGAATCCGACTACCGCTCATTGATGGAAATGTCACTTCCTGAACTTGAGAAGGAACTTGAAAAAGCACGCAACGAATACGGCGAGGCAAGATTCGTTCTTCTCCAACGTGACGCTGGCGTTATTGGGCGCGACTACGAAGCAGAGGGTGTCTCTAATCGTGAGACTCGCGCTAATGCAATTGAACGCATATTCGTACGTAAGGCGCAGAGCAGAGATGGCAAGCCAACAGATGGCTTTGCTTCACGTATGCCAAATGATGGCGAACGAATTCTACAGAGAGGGAACAGAGACTTCCTTTCTGACGAGTTCTCACCGAGTGAGTACAGAATGGCAATGAGTGGACTGGACAAGGTGAGAAAAGGTGATGGGAAGGTAAGCCCACAAGAGGAAGCCGCCATCAGAAAACTCGCCAACCTCTATAAGATGAGACCAACCATAAAGCCAAACGAACGCTTTGCAATCAACGAAGTCCTAAACAACGTTAATAGCTATGCAAATCTTCGGGGTAGTGGATTCGCCTCACGAGGCGACAGACTTGATGTTCCTGGAAAGAATAACGACCTCGGCAAATGGTTGCCAGAAGATGTCCAAGAATTTCTTGATTCCAATGATGATTTGCTCGGAGAACTTGACGCACAGTACTATCTAGACAACCCTGGTAGCCCACGCCCAGGCGCACGCGACCATTCCTCTGAGGCGATGATTGAAGACCTCATGGCGAATCCAGAGAAATACGGATTTGCAAAAGACTTCAGAAAAGAAGCAATTGAAGCGCTCAAGGGGAGCGGTGCAGATAGGGATGAAGCAGAAAGAGTTGCCGACTACTGGATTGAAAATGATGCAATCCATGACGAGTATCTAAAAGAAGCAGACGGCGATTCCCTGTATGCAATGGCTCTTGCCTACGACAACTACCTTGATGCAGCGGCGGATAATTACAACGAGCGTCAGCGCGGATTTGGTTCACGTGGTGATACCACGCCAGAAATGCGTCCATACGATGAATTCACTAGTAAGGAAAAAGAAAAGTTATTTGAACAAGTTCAAGACGACCTATATGACCAAGGACGATGGGACATAGTAAAAAATGTATTGGAAGAAGGTGGTTTTGATTATGACGAATTCTTGCAGGACAACCCAGAAATCCATCCAGACTTTGTTGACTTTGGCGATGCTGGCGACATGGGCCTTGCATCACGCGGAAGTAAACCACCATCAGCAGCAAAATTACAAGAACTCATCTCAGACAGACTTGGCGCACGAGAGGATGATTCAAGAATTCCAAAACCTTTACGTGAATACTCAAAAGCTCTAGTAGAAAACTGGAATGGTTTGACACCATCTGAAAAAAATGAGGCTTTTGCTGATTCACAAATTAGCGAAAGAACCAATTTAAGCGACGAAGATTTTCTTGAGGTTCTTGAATCTGCATGGCAATCACATGCATACAAGAACGAAAAGTTCAGCGCACTTGATGATGAACTTCGATACATCATGGAGGATAATGACACCTCTGGATTCGCCTCACGTGGTGGCCGTAAATCAACTGATGAATACAAGGAAGAAGTTTCTGACTTGTTGGATATTCCATCACTAGACAACGGCAACTCTTCAAACATGGACATTCGTCATGCTGACTTGCTTAAACAGCGCAAAGAACTAATCGAAACACGCAGTCGAATCGCTAGAGAAATTGCAGAAGCCAATGGTGTAAAGATTGACTCTAGTACAACAATTTACGATGTAACAGATGATGACGACGACATTGACCTCCTTGAGAGCCTAGATGAAGCAATTTCTGAAGCAACAGAAAATATTGAAAGAAATAGCGAGTATCGCACCGCACAATTAGCAAAGGTTGATGAAGCAAGTGACATTTGGGCAAAAATTCAAGACTTGGAATCAAACTCAATCAACCTTTATGGCGACGACGGAGAGGGTGGTCTTGAGTCAGACTTGAACGAACTCGCCAAAAGGTTTGAGGAAATTGATGCTCTTGAACATTACGACGGTTCCTCATTGTGGGAGTCAGAGAATGAGAAAGAAAAGATTCGTGACACAATTAATCTTGTTGACGAACTCATTCGTGCCGGTGAAAAGAAAGATGAACAAGGCGACGATTTGGCGGAGGTTCTTGAAGAAGCCAATGATGTAATGAGTTTTATTATTTCAAGAGAAGAATCTATTGCCAAAGGTAACTACAAAGACCTTGAGTATGATACTGATGAGATTCCAAGCGTAGATGGTTACGATGCTGATTACCCCGAAGACAGACTCTTCTCAAGCAGTGGTAAATCAACGAGTGGATTCGCATCACGCGGCAGTTCACGCTTTGACACTGTTGAGACTCCAAACTCAAGCGCAATTGAAGCAGTTCACTATGACAGAAAAACTCGTGAACTCCATGTTGCGTTTAAGCCAGGTCAAACTGGTGGGGAAGCAAGGTACTACACATACTCAGATGTTTCACCTGATTACTTTGACAACGAAGTAGCAGGTTCTAGTTCAATTGGTCGAGTAATCAATGATGTCAAGAGAAATCATGATGTTGAGATTACAAAGTCAAGCACGATTGATGCAATCAATGGTCGTGGAGATTCCGAATCAGACGACATGCTTGAACAAGTTTTGCAACTCCGTGACGAAATAGGAAGTTTGTCTGAATCAGATTTGACTGACTTGGCAGATGAAGCTAGACGTAGTCTTGCGCGTGATGGTTTTGATGGGTACGAACTTAGCGACGAATACGGCGAACCAAATTCTCTAGTCCAAGAAAGAATGATTCAAATTTTTGAGTCTCGCTCACCTAAGCCTGCATCCGCAGGGAAGAAGCCATCAAAAATTCAGGACATTGATGTTCGCAGAAGTGCCGCTCTTTACGGGTCGTACTATGACCCGAATACCCAAGAACTGGTTGTTACCTTCAAGGACAAGGATGGCAATGCTGGTGGAAGTTACATCTATGAAGGCGTAACTTCTGACGAAGCTCAAGAACTTGCTAGTTCAAGTTCAAAGGGTAAAGTCATCAACAAAATTAAAGCATCCAAGTCGGTACGAAGGGCAAGTGGCTCAGACAGAACCGATAGAGATGCAGATGCAAGTGCAGAACTTGGTGAAGGTTCATATGAGGCACAGATTGACTCGCATTGGAACGAAATTGGGCCAGACGAGCAGAGTCGCTACTTTACACGAGCAGTAGATTCAGCAATCAACGCAGGAAGCGGAACATCAGCTGACGAAATCACTGCTGATGCAAAAGCACGAGCATACGATGACCGTCAAATCGCAATGATGGAAATGCAAGCAGAGTCGCTTGGAATGGGTTACAGAAACGTTGACGTTGGCTCTAGCGCCGCACTTAACAGAGTTCAGTACGACCCAGATAAGCGTGAACTCCGCGTCGAATACCGTGGACGAGATGGAAAAGGAACCGGCGAGTTCTACATCTATGAAAATGTCCCACAATCAGTAGTTGACGACCTTGAAGCATCAGATAGCCGTGGTGCAACATTGCGCCGAGTGCGAGATGACTTTGACTTTAGAAGAGAAGAAGCAATTCCTCAGTCAGCTTTCTACTCAATGGGAGAACCAGCTGAGCGGTCAAATCCAAAAATCACAAACCGCACAAACGAGAACGGTTTCTACCTTGACGAAAATGGCAAGGCCACAAACTATAACAAGCGTGCATACACGACTGGTGATATTCAGAAGGTGAATGCACGACGCAATGGTCGTGATGGATTCGCCTCTCGTGCATCAATCAACGAGAGCAGTACTGGTCAAAGGATTGTTCCTTCAAGAATGCATTCTGATGACAGAGAATCCCTTGCCGAAATCACTGACCCAGAAGAGCGAAAGCAAAGGATTGACGAATTGATTGAGTTCTACGGACCCAAGATATTTGCCAAGCCAGCTGCTCCAAGAAGCAAGCGTGTTCGTGTACCGATGATGCCAGATGTTGAAGGAATGGATGAAGCAGATGCATCTGATGCATTAGATAGAACCAATGATGAGTTGCTTGATTTCATCAATGAAAGAGAAAAAGTGGCAAGAGAAATCCTTGGTGAAAGAGAGTACCTAAGGCAATTTAGCGGTGCAGTTCCATACATTGAAGAACTTTCTAAAAATCATGACGGTGGAATTGAAGAGCGAAGTGCGGCTTTGGAGCAAGCAATTGACCGAGCAGCATCATTCGCTTACGATGTAAATGACATCACACCAGACGGATTCGCTTCACGTGGTAAAAAATTGACAGCCGACGATATTGATGATGCAACAGTTAATACCCTCAATGATTGGGTTACCAAAAAAGAAATATACGATGCGACCTATGGTGAACCAAGCGAAGACTTACTTGATTCTTATGCACAAGGATTTGTTGATGGTGGAAACTATGCAACCGACGAAGACATAGACCGCTTTTACGAAGACACTGAATTCACCTACGAAGATTACGCTGATTTCATTAATGGACTACCAGACGACGAGCGAAAAAAACTAGATGAAGATATTCGTATCGAAAGGCAACGCGAACTAGACAACGAGGCATATTGGGAACGTAAACGCGGGCGCACTGCTGGCGAAGGATTCGCGTCACGCGGCGGAACATCAAAGTTGGATAGGGATTACCAATCTGCCATGTCTGTTGACACACCGCTTGATGATAATGCTTCAATCTTCAATGCTCTTGACAGAGCTCTCCCACCAGCTGGGGGTGGAACTTGGGATGATTCGGCAGAATATAAGCCATCAATCAATACCGTACCGTGGTCCAAGATGACAACAGGTCAAAAAAGAAGAGTTGCCGAAGACATGATTGATAACAATCGCGCATACTTTAACCAAATGGACCGTGATGGTGCAACAGTGGGAGAAATTGACAAAGAAATAGGAAGAATTTACGACGGAGAGGCAAAGGCAAATTTGATTGCCCTTGAACGAAACCTCAAACAAGCCAAGGATGACTATTACGAGTCGGCACGAAAGATGCTTGAAAGAAGTAATCCAGGTTTGAGTGAAGACAAAATTGAAGAAATGCTCGCTGATTTAGGTCTATCGTTAGACGATTTTGAAAAACTGTTTGCGAAGAACATGGATGCCTTTGAGATGGCCGCACTAGCAACCGACCTTGAAAATAAGCGCAGAAAAATCGTTGGCTTAGGAACAAATCCTTCCACCCCAAAGACCGGCGGCGACCGCCCAAAAGTTGACCCGCTCTCGGTTCTTGGAGGATATTCAGATGGTGATGTCTTTGGACTGACCCCTCGTGGATTTTCTTCAAGAGGAGAGAGCGGTGTAAAGAGAAAGACCAAGGAAGAAGTTTTTGCAGAAATGCAAAAACAACTCATTGCTGCACTAGAAGATTCTGAAAACCTTGGTAAGTGGAAACTTCCATGGAGAAGAACGGGAATGCCAGAAAACGGCACGACTGGAAGAAAGTATTCAGGTTCAAACTGGTTCTTCCTATCCGTAATTGCTGATGCTCGTGGGTTTGATTCAAACAAGTGGGCAACATACAACCAGTGGCAGGGTCTTGGCGGTCAGGTTCGCAAGGGCGAAAAGGGAACGACAATCTTTGTTCCGATGTTTATTAAAGGCAAAGAAAAAGCCGATGGTACATCCACTGACGGAAGAATCATGTTCAAGGTTGCAACGGTATTCAACCTTAAGCAAATTGATGGAATGCCTGATGATTTTGATAAGAAAGAAATTCTCCCAGAAGCAGAAAGAGTTGCCGACTTGGAGAAAACTATTTCCGAGATTCCTGCTGTTATTAAAAATGGTGGAGATAAGGCATTCTTCCAACCAAGTGGCGACTTTATTCAAGTTCCAGACTTTGAGAACTTTAATGATGCGAGAAGCTACTACTCAACAGTTGCACATGAATTGATGCACTGGACTGGTGGAAATGGTCGTCTCGGAAGAGAACAAATGGGCACCTTCGGAACACCTGAATATGCATACGAAGAACTCGTAGCGGAAATTGCATCTGCAATGTTCATGGCTTCGCACAACATCGAACCAAACATTCAAGAGAATCATGGACCGTACCTCGCATCTTGGTTGAAGAAGTTGAAGGACGACCCAGAGGCATTGGAAAAAGCAATGACCGATGCCCAAAAGGCAGTCAACTATGTCTTGGATATTTCACCTAATGCAAAGAGTAAGTTCTCTAACGGTGAAAAGGCTGAGTTTGAAACACCAGAAATCGCTGTTGTTGGAAACCCAGCAGTTTCCGTTCAAGGTCTTGCATCTCGTGGCGACTGGCCGACATCTGGTGGATATGAGCCAAGTGAATTTGATATGAGAACAGCACTCTCCCAAATCGGTCGTGGAAATCTCATGGCAATCTCTGGAACACGAGCAAAGAAGCGCAATAACGAGATGGTTCTTCCTGTAAATAGAAATCAGCAAGTGATTGTTGGTTACGACGGCGGAAGCGACACATACTTCGTAAGAGCAGAGCAAATCATCACTAGTGGCAAGGACAAGGGAAAGACAAGAGTCCTTGGTCAGTGGGACAATGTTTATGCTGACGAACTCGGCGAAACCTCATACCAAGCATCATTAAAGCCTTCAATGCTGAGTGACGACAACAAGGTTGTATGGGCTCAAGCATTTGACCACCCACAAACTGGTTCATTACTTGACGAAAACGGTCGGGTCTATGAAAACGGTCTTGCTTCTGGTGGGGACTCAATGGACCCAGACGAACTTGATGCAATGGACTGGGCTTATGATGCCGCCCAAGATTACATGATGGAACAAGAAGACATGATGCCAGAAGGACCATCTCCAGAAGATGGTTTTGCGAGCAGAATGAATCTCAGCCGAGAAGAGAAGAATGAAATTATCGCTATTGCCAGAAGAATGGGTAATAGGTTCACGACAAGTGTCGTTGGACAGTATGACAGAAATGGTGAACTGTCAGACAAGCAGTGGGATGCACTCAATAGGATGACATTGCGCAAGCAAGGTGACCAATACGTCAGAAATACGCGCGGTCTTGCCTCCCGTGGCGACAAAAAGCGTCCACGTGTGCCAAAAACCAATTGGACCCCAGAAGATAGACAGAGTTATGTTGACGGAGATAGATTGCGCTCCAAAAAGCGACCAGGCAAACGCCGTAACGGACCAGATGCATCAGAGTATGGGTTTGGTTCACGAGGCGAACCAATTGACATCCTCCCAAGCGACATCGTCGTTGGTGAAGAGAGTTCTGGTGGTCGCTCGTGGGGATTTGAGCCAATCGTCAATCGTGCTGCCAGAAGGTTTGGCGGAAAACAGAACATGACAGACGAGCAACTTGCCGCAGAACTAGGCGTGCCAGTTGATGTGGCGCGAAAGATGCGCAAGCCAGGTGCACGAACACGAGATGTCTACCTTCTTGACAGGCTTCGTATCCAAGTTGATGGTGACAGAAATCTATGGGGCGTAGGAAAAGACCCACTCTCGTATTATGACGAATCTGGCAAACCAATAGACATTGAAGCAAACATCCCAGATACTGGTGATATGGCTCCAGATGTCCCCGGTACCCGCGCCCCAAGGTCAACAGAGTCAAGAAATTACCTAGACGCTAGTGCAGTTCTTGAAGAGGTTGGAATTGACAGGGATGCTTCACGGTATTCGATTATCAAGGAAAACATTGACATATTCGGTGAAACGACTTGGAAGAGAATTCTGAGCCGTGGTATCACCGCAGGAGAGGTTGATGCCCTATTGAAGGCAAAGAAGTCCAAGAAGAAGGCTTCTGACCTATACGGCGATGCAACTGAAATTGCTACTTCTGTTAGAAGAACCGACAGCATGCCACTGGCGGATGTCTTTAGTAATCAGGCTTTTGACTCACTTAGAGGCAAAAGAGGGTTCCCACAACAAGTGGTTGAGGCAATTGCCGAAGTCACGGGTCGTCGCCCATCAATCTCTACTGCAAAGAACTTCATAAACAACCCACGGTCATCTGGCAAGGCAACTGGGAGAAACCCACTTTCCATGAGCCCAGCACAGATACAACTGCTCTTAGAGAAACTGGGAATTAGTTCAGAAGAATTTGATAAGTTCCGTTCAGAATAGCACTTTCATTAATCCACTATAAAACAGTGAGTTATACTAGTGTGTTATAAATTAATAATTTCTAAAGGATTGGTTTCATGGACTCAAATAGCCCGAATCAAGTGACCGGTGTCAGTGTTGATGCAGAGGGCAATGTCCTTAAGTGCGCAAAAGGACTTGGCTCAGCAGAATGCGGCTTTAGTGCTGGCTCGCCAGTATGCGGTAAATGTGGTGCACTCCCAATTGAGATGAAAGTTCTTCGTGCCGAAGAGTACGACTTGCTTCAAAAAGCTCTTGACATGAAGGCTGCCGATGAGGCGATGGCTTCAATGGATGAGCCAAAGAAAAAGAAGCCTCGCCCGCGCGCGATGGAAGACGCAATGACCGAAGATGATGAGACTGCTGAAGTTCCTTATGAAGAGGAAGAAGAAGAAGAGTCAATGCCAGAGGGTGCACGTGCAGCGGAAGAAAATGCTGAAGGCGAAATGGCTGACGAAGATGAGTCCGAGGAAGAGCCAGAAGAAGAAGAAGAATTGCTTGAAGACGAAGAAGTTGGAATGATGCAAAAATTCCGTCAAGCACGTCTTTCACAGATGGGAATTAAATCCATTGATGCAGGTGCGGGCGGATACAAGTGCGCAAGTGATAGCAAGGTGTATCCTGGCGGAACACCAGCATGCGCTACGTGCCCAGGTGGTTGCATGGGGACAAAGGGTCAGATGACCCTATTACATGCAGAGGGTTATGCACAGACTCTAGTCAAGGGTGAAATAGTTGATTCTGGTTACGTCGCAAATGCAGACATGTATGTAGTCGGTGTTCAGAGAAAAGATGGAAAAACATTTGATGTATTCATCAATGGAACAACCGGACAGATTCATGGTCATCGCTTGACCGACAGTTATGGAAGTATTCAAACCAAGTCAGACCAATTACTTCTTGTAACATTTGACGAAGCCGGAGATATTGCCACAAAGTCAATTGAAGGCGAAGTTATTAGCATTGAGCCGGATTCATTTGAAGGGATTGATTCGTATGCGGTTGAAATTGAAGCTCTTGACGGTAAGTCTTATGACGTTTTCGTTTCTCTTGATGGCGAAGTTCTTGGCTACGACAAGTACGAACAAGAAGAAGCCGAAGAGATTGAGGCTGAAGCGGCTGAAATCGCACTAAAGAGAGCATTCTCCGACGAGAGTCGTGAAGAACTTGCCAATAGTGGCTTGGCTCTTCCAGATGGTTCGTACCCAATCAAGAGCGAAGGCGATTTAAAGAATGCGATTCAAGCGTTCGGTAGAGCAAAAGACAAAGAGGCGACAAAGCGTCACATCATGAAGCGTGCAAAATCGCTTGGTCTTGAAAAACTAATTCCTTCAAGCTGGGTGATGAGCCAGAAAGATGATGCTGCAAATATCGAGGACGAAGAATTCAAGCGCTCACTCATTGAATTTCAACTCCTCAGCGACGAATCACAAGACATCTAATTAAGCGAGTCCAATGGACAGCAATAATCAGCGAATGAATCGGTTTATCATCTCTCAGCGTGCTATGGGGCACGACCAGAACAGGTTGGAAGAAGCCGTCGCTGATTTTATTCAAGGGCTTGAACTTTCAGTAAAGTCAATCTCCAATAGTGATGAAATCATGGTTAAGGGAATTGGCAAGACCGTCGGTCAAAAAAATCAAGACAAACAACCGAAGGAACAAGAACAAGAACTCCCCGGAATAAAGAACCAAGATGGTTGGAGATATGACCCTTCTGCCAAGGGTGGTCCGGGAATGGAACTCAACCTTTTCCCACCGATGAGTGTCAGAAAAGGTTTAAACAAAAATGCAAACTTTGGTTGGGTTGAAAAAACAACACCAACTACAGCAACAAATTTTCAAGAGGCAGTTCGTCTTGAAATGGAAAAGCCACAAGTATCACTTGATGTATACGAAGTTGATAAAGATGGAGAACCAAAAAGAAAACTGAGCAAACGTGAAGTTGAAGAACAGAATGCTGAATCAGTTAAATCAATTGGTCGTTCAATTCGTGAAACAAATCCCACTGGTGGTCTCGCACAAAGAGCCGCAAAAAAATTCAAGGTGGTGGTGGACGACTTGGGAAAATTCCGGTGCCCACCGGGCACGCCTCAAGCGAATCAATTTACAGACAAGTTTGGAAGCACATGCTTCGCTATATCCGCAGGAGAAATTAGGGCAATTGCACAAAGAGGTTTAGAGTCCCTTGGTGGTTGGTGGGAACATCAAAGAGCAACTGGATTTGGAAGAAGACATCTTCTTGATGAATCTGGAAATTTCATACTTGACGCTAGGTCCTATAGGGAAGAATTAGCAAGACCAAAAGCAAGATGGCTCAAGAATGCTCGCACACGTGGTCAAGCTCGCATGGCGGAAATGGAAGGGGCTGTTGACAACCTTATAAAAGAACTTGGCATTGACGTAACACCAGAGGAACGAGCCCAAAACCTACACCTACACATGGCATTCCGCAAACTCAAAGAAATGGGGCTATGGGATATCGAAATATCCAATGACCTTTCTAATGTCAAAGCCAAGTTCGCGGCATTAAGTGATGACGAACGCGATTTCTTAAAGAAAAAAGGAATTACAGAAAAGACTGTCTTAGCAACGGAAAGAGGTGTTCTTAATCGTGTTCTTGAAACATATCTCAGAGACCCTCATGTAGCAAAAGAAATCAACAGTATTGATTTTACCGGAATGATTTCAGATGACCCACGGGAGAACCCACTTCAAAGCGGCGTTGAAGCAATGGCATACATAACGAACCCTGATGCAAATATATCAGATGCAAAATTTGGTCTTCGATTTGATATTGGTCTTATGACATCAAATGCAGCAGCACAAATTCCTGAAGTAAAAAAGGGTCAAAGACTCGGCGTAAATGTAGAGGGAGCCAAGACAGAAGAAGAACGTGCCGCTGCAATTGCGGATTTTGTAGCAAGCCAAGACATGTTCGCTGGAGGAATGGCGGCAGCAATTGCCGTAGATGGTCGTGTTGGAAAAGGGGTCCATACCGCCGCGCACGAAATAGGACACGTCATACAGATGATGCAATGGAAGAAAGTTATGAGGGCAAAGTACTCAAACAAGCAACTTTCAGAGATGACCAGCCAAGAAATTATGAACAGCATGAAGGAGCTTGGTGATGGTATTGACATGGCCGACCTCAATGTCACGCTCAAGTCCCTTGAGGCAGTGGCAATACTTGGTGGAAAATATCCATTGAGCGAATACGAAAAAGATGGAATCACCCAGCTATGGGCGATTGAACTTTCAGCAGAACTTTATGCCCTGAGGGATATGGACATCATTCAGGGCGATGATGTTGATGCTGCACTTGAGTGGATGGATAGAACCGCCAAAGCCAAGGACTCAACTCACCGTGCGAACACGCGCAAGCGTCAAATGGCATTGGTGGAAAAGGAAATGTCAAAGCCACTAATGGATGGAGATAGACCAGACTTTCCATCAGATGAAGATACACCCAAGACTCCGAAGAAACCACCAACCAAATTCGTTGGTAAAAAAGATGCAGACGAATTCGGGAAAAAGACTAGAAGAAGTGCAATCAAAAAACTTGCAGAAGAAGAAGGTGGGGCGATAGAAAGAATAGGCGACCCCGTTGATACTCGTGTCGCATCTTTGATTAGCGCAAATCCAGCCGGAGATATTCTGGCTATACACAAGGATAATAAACGCTTGAAACGGATGGGTGTCATCCCAGACAAATTTGATATTAATGAGGGTTCAGTAAGTGAACAAGTAGAACACACATTAATTCCAACTCTTTCTGCATTAGATAAAACAAAACTCCCAGGTAATTTGGTGGTTAGGTTTCAGCCAAAATCTACTGGCGGCGAAGGAGAAATAATTTCTATCCCAGATTTGAGAAGTTTTCAATTAGAGCATGACGACCTAGGTTTACCACCAGGAACGGTCTCAATTGAACTCGGCACAGATGCAAGAGGAATTCTGGTCCCAAGCAGTCCGTTTGATTCATCCGTCGATGAGTCTGGAAAATTTGGTCGAGTTATGCTTCCACCTGGGCGCATTGTCATCACTGGAACAGATGCGGATGGGCGAGTTACCGCAAGACTTATTGACCAAGAAACAAGCAGTCAGTCTCTACAACGAATGATTGATAACTGGCCAGCAAAAGGTGATTCAAAATTTGAGGACGGAATACTAAGAAGAGAAAAAGCATCTGTACAAAAACTTGTTGACAACCACAACGAGAAAATACGAGCATCTGGTGGAGAAACTCTTCCAGATGGCAGAAGTAATCCAATTCTTGCCAGAGAAATTAGAAAAAACAATACGGACATTGTTGACAGGGTAAGAAGAAATGGTGGAAAGCCAACAAGGCCAGACCGTGAGTATGTTGACGGTCTTGCGTCCAATGCGGATTATGCATCGTCTGGATTTGACGACGCATTAGGGCCAGTCTCAACTCCGATTGAGCGGCGCATTGACAGGGACAAACTTTTTGAAAAAATGCTTGCCGATATTGGGAATGAAGAATTATGGAAGCATCCAAAAATTCGTGACTATATTGACCCTTCTTCAATAAATGAAGACACATTTTCCCAAGTTGAGCAAATGGTTTTTGACTTGCATGACACTATCGACAGAAGGCCACGAGTAAGAACAGACTCAGAACGACTTCTTCAAGATTTTGATTTAGACATGACCGACATTCCAAAAATTCAACCTTACGATGGTTCGGGGAATCCGGACATTCAAAAAGAAATTGATAGAAAGAGAAGATTTGAAGAAATTTTCTCATCTTCTGGGATGGCAAGAAAAAATGCTGTTGAATATCACTCACGGATTGGCATCCATCCCGACACCCCGGATGAAGACAGACCAGTTTCTGGATACGTAGTCCACAAGTCGCAACGCGATATGACAGTCAATGCACTTAAGAAGAAAGGCATTGTCGCCGGAGACATGCCATTTGAATATGAATCCGAAAATACCCCCTACGGGAATATTGGAGCGGACGGTGACATTGAATTAATCCTTAGACCAGAGGTGTCTGGGAGAACTGCCTATGGATTTGGTCGTGGGCCAGACCAGCAAACTCGCCCTGTATGGATGAATTCCGACGACCCTGATGACATCATGGACGCATTACTGCACCCAACAGCACAGAACTATCAAGCAAGA